TCATGCCGGAAAATCCGTCCAGCGCTTGCCGTCCAGTTTCGGCGTTTCGATCACGCCCTTGCGGGCATTGCCGGGCATTTGTTTGAGGAAAAAAGCTGTTCCTGTTTCCTGACACTGGTCACGCAAATCCCGAGCCCAGTCCTCATTATAAGGCCGCGCACCGGGGCCGGATTCTGCGCCACAGATTACCCAGTCGAGGAAATCTAAATACGTCACAGGATAAGAGCGGCCAGAATTAAAACTAATTGGTCCTATAAAACTAATTGGGCCTAATTGCGGCTCAACAGACAGTCCGCAAACAACGGCTGGCGTATCAAGTAGTTTAGGAATATCGCGGTCGGCTTCGGTCTGATTAACCACGGTGATCAGCAACCACACATTTGGATACCCATCGCCCCAGTCGGGCGGTAACATTTTTTGAACATTGCCGATGCGTTTGGTGAGGATAATCCAATCCAGATGCGGCGTTGCTTTAATCAGATTGAACAGATCGGCGCGCCATTGTTCAGGCACCCGGTTGTCGAAAACGTCCCCCATCGATGCGCAAAAAACTTTGATGCGTTTTCCGGATTTTTCGGCTTTGCGGTTCCATGAAAGAGGCTTTTTCCAGTTCGCTTCACTGGTCCGGCGTGGTAAGGTGTCGCCATCCCAGTGATTGCCACCAAACCGTTTATCTATCGCAGCTGCATAACAATTGTCGCAACCGGGCGACATCCGAAGGCAACCTACCCACGGATTAAAAGTATTGTCCGTCCACGCTATTTTTGAGTTTTCAGTCATTTGATTAACCCCCTTAATTTTGCGGTTTGCTCAATGTGGTCAAGAATTACTATACTTTCCTTACCTAGCAATTTGCTATGGTATCCCTCATTTGACCAATGCAACCGCGCTTTTGTAATTGTAAAATTACGACAACCCGCGCGAATCATTAACTCGCCATTTTTTACCCACCCAACAAACCGATAACCATCATTGCGACAACCGCCATCGATAAGATAGACATTGCGTAAATCAGCACCACGTAAATTAGCATTGGTTAAATCAGCACCATGTAAATTAGTATCGCTTAAATTTATATCACGTAAATTAGCACTAATTAAATCGGCATCGCTAAGATTAGCCCTACAAATAGTGGCCCCATGAAGATCGGCCCCATAAAGATTAGCCCTACGAAGATCGGCCCCGTAAAGATCGGCCCTACGAAGATCGGCCCCGTAAAGATTAGTCTTACGAAGATCGGTCCCACAAAGATTGGCCTCGCTAAAATCGGCCCTACGAAGATTGGCCCCATAAAGATCGGCCCTACGAAGATCGGCCCCGTAAAGATTAGTCTTACGAAGATCGGTCCCACAAAGATTGGCCTCGCTAAAATCGGCCCTACGAAGATTGGCCCCATAAAGATCAGCCCTACGAAGATCGGCCCCGTAAAGATTGGCCCCATGAAGATTAGCCTTACGAAGATTGGCCCCATAAAGATTAGCCTCGCTAAGATTGGCCTTATTTTCAATAGCCCATTTAACAGCAAGTCCTAATTTTATGTGCGGCGAAGCGTCTTCGCTGCTATCAATTTCGGCCGTGAATTGAACTCTGCCGCTAAATTTGTTTTTGATTTCGTATTTCATTTGTCCTGTCTTCCTATTTTCATAAATATTCATCCACCCGGACATTGTTTTGGTTTCGCGCGGATTGTGCCTTGGACAGTATCCAGTCGAGGCTTTTGCGATCGTCGGCGCTTAACATTTACGCCGCGTCCGGAGGCGTCATTTGGTCCGTATCGGGGCCGGGCCAGCCGTCGTCCTGTTTTGTTGGTTCCGGGTCTGGCTCGGCTGCCGTCAGCGGTTCTGCGTCAGATGGTTCCGTGGCGTCCGTTGCTTGCGCCCCGGCCTGTGCATTGATGGCGGCGGCGGTGACATTGTTTGCGGGCGGGAATTCGTCGTCTTTGTTAATTTCACCATTTCGGATGGATTTAAAAATGACACCAAATTGTGCAACGTCATGGGCTGTCCAATTTTCGGATGCGCGTCCGATTTTCTTTTCAAGCTGTTTCTGAATGATGCCGAGTGTGTCAAAAGCCCCGATAGCGTCAGCGATGCGTTGCGGTAACGGTTTTCCTCCTCCATTTGCAATGGTGCTGTTGCAAATCTCTTTTGCTTCTTCGACAAACCATGGTGGCAAAACTGAAAAAATACATTCGCGTAAACGTCGCGCACCTTGGTTGGCATTATTTTCGTAAACGTCGCGCATGTCGGTTAGGTTTTTTGGCCCGCCTTTTGTGTCGCGTTTATGTGGCACGATGAAGACCAGTTCTGACCGGGCGTTGGTTTGCAAGTCCCATGCATAGGCTAACATTTCCGATTGTGAATATTGATCATCACGGCGCAGTTCTTTGACGCCATAGACAACATTACCCCAAATTCGGGCTAATTCACGGGCCATGTGAACGGATGCGCCTGTGACCTGTTTTCCTGCTCGCGGGAACCTGAAAAATGCCCGCTCTGCTAATCTCTGCATAGAACACGTTTCGCGCATGGCGGCGATTGCTGTGGCGTCGTTGCGCGGGTATTGCCGGGCCAAGACGATGGCGCCTTGAACTTCGGCAACAGCGCGTGATTGCTCAACGGCAGTCCCTTGGCCAACACGATCAGGTGCCGGGGCTGGCGGATGATGTGGTGCGCCGCCGTTGGTTGGGGGGCCTTCGTTATGGTGCTGGGGAACATTGGTGTTCATAATAATTTACTCCGCTGCTTGTTGTTGTGTGTCGTGTGGGCGCTGCAATGCGCCGGATAATGCGAACGCGCCAAATTCGTGGGCTTGTTCGAGGTTGTTTTCAAAGTATTTTGGTGGTCCGATCGTTACGACGTCGGGATTATAATCCGCCGACCAGTCGCCGGTTCGTTGACATTCGGCAAAAATTGACCGCGCTTTCAGTGCGGCCATACGCCCCCATTCCAGATAGTCGGGCGATAATTGCGCTACAGTGACGATGTGGGGCGGGGCGGTTTCCTGAAAAACAAACAGAAATTGCGGGTCGTCACAAAGCCCAAGAGTTCGGATGCCGTCAAGGTACCAAGCGGCTTGCAACCAATATCCGAGGTTAGCTGTTGTCCGGGTTAGGTCGTCTTCGGTGACAGTCTGGCGGCATGTTTTATAATCGGCGAACAGGTTGCCCGTGGGCATCCAGTCAAGGCGCGCCCGGCACATGATCCCGGTATCTTTGCAGCGCCAGAATAAAGACTGTTCAGGTTTGCCGCTTTCAAACAGTTTGCCCGCAAAAGCGTGATCTTTAACGGCCCGTGCCATGTCTTCGGCTTTGTTGAAATCTTTTTGCAAAATCGGAATGTGGCCAGCATCATAGGCGGCTTCTTTATGGGTGTTTGAATTTGTCCCGGCGTCCATTTTTCGGTTCCATGCCGGGGCGTTGACAACGTCGATTTCATCACCTTCGCCCAATACAAGTTTGTGCGCGACGTGGCCGAAGTCGTAATGGTTTTTATGTTCGGGCTCCGTGCGGCGGTCGTAATCAAACTTTTTCGGGCATCCTTTAAACGGAACCGGCATCAATAGTTTTGCGCCTGAATTCGATAGCGAACCTTCCGGGCACGGATCGGCGTGATAAACATCGTTCGGGATATCGTAGACACCGGGCTCGGTGATTTTGATTTTTTTGGTCATTACTCTTTGCGCCCTGTTCCGTTGCAGTAGATACATTCCCCCATTATTTTGTAAGAATACCCTACCGATAGACGTTCGTTCCCACTGCCACCGCAATGACCGCAAGGCCGCTTGGCTAATTCACGATGAAGTTCGGCGCGCAAACGATCTACCTCTTTTTCTTCCCAGCCAACATTCTTCGTGCTCTCGACATAAAGGGTGTGTTGATCGCTTCCTGCGCTGAGTTCACATATTTCTGCAACATCTTCGATTTGTTTCTCTGTCGCGGATATTCCCGCTTCACCAAAAGCTTCTTCTATGCAGATAATCCATAAGTTGTTTTCAGTCATTGGCTCATTGCCTCCAGTATTTGAATTTCTAAAACAAGTGCGACGGCGAACACGGCGGCGATGAATAACGCGATTTCCCAAATTTGTTTTGCTGTATTTTTCATGGCAGTCACGCGGCGGTCGGTAGGTGAGGGGGTGGCGGTTGCGGTGCTGGGCTGTCGTCTTTTGCGCCCCACTGTTTCAGGAACCGCCACGCCTCACGTCGCAAACTTTTGTTGCTGTATATGCGACAAGTAACAATATCAATCGCCTGTTCTCGTAACTTGCTAACCGTCGTGGCGTGGCGGGGGTTCATGCTGCTACCCTTTCTTCGAAGGCGTCAATTTCGTTGTTTAGATCATCTTCGACATCGGCGGCCATTTTGATTGCGGTTTCGATGGCATCAACGGCATAATCCGACACCGTATAATTAATGCCGCGCATGATGCTTTCGGCCTGTTCAAGAAACGCCCGCGCTTTTGCGACCTCGGCAATTTCCTTGGTGGCTTCGATTTCGTCAAATGTGCATGTGATCGTCGTCATTTTGAAAACCCTTCATTTGTTTGATGAAGGCATTGTACCAAATTGGAACATCTAGTCAACATAAAAATGAACCATAATGGCACAATAATTTTAACAAATGTGGAAAACCGCAGGGCTATCGCGGTTCAGGAGAACTATTCAGGCAATAAAAAACCCGCCGAAGCGGGGCTGGGTGGAGGCTATATTGATATTATTTTCCGTTATTTCGACCTTGAATGAACTTGCCTACAATGCCAACCAATGGCGCGCCAGCCAATAATCCGGCTACAATCGGCTCCCCCAACACCACAAGGATAACTGACCCCGCGATACAAACTATACCCATTATAAGTCCGTAGTTTTGACCTTTGCTTTGGTCGTTGGCTTGTGTTTCAAGGGCGTCGCTTTCCCATTTTATTCGATGGTCCTGTTCTTTTTCCGCCATTGTTAAGATGCGTTCTGCGCTTCCTGGGAGAACTTCATTATATTCATTATACATACTTGGGGGCGGTAACGGACCTGAGAATGCCGCAGCTTCAATAACAGATACGCGCACGCTTTCTGGCAGCTTATCAAGGATTTCTTGAGAAGGAATATCTAACGACTTCTGCGCTACGGCTTGTTGGGCTTGATTACTTTGCTTTTGTGGCTTTGAGTGTTTTGGTTTCTTCATGATACCTTCCAAACGCTCTATACATATCACCACCAATGCGTCTTTGGTCCTGATATTGCGCATTCCGCGGGTAAAGCGGAGGATTAAATACTGTCGCCCCGACAGCACTTAGCGCACCAAGGCCCATAAAAAAACCACGGACAAAATTGCCGCGAATGGCTCTGTATTGTTGTTTGCGTGACATTCTAATATCTCCTGTCTTGGGCTACCTATAATCACATATAGTCAATATGACAAGAATTGTTTAATTTGCCGCTGTTTATATTCTAGCACAAACCTTCCTGCTTTTCATCCTCTCAATTATCATCATAACACACTTATGTACTTTTTCCGTAACGCGTTACTTTTTGTTTAATTCTTTTTATATTTCTTCAAATATTTTCTGGCTATTACAATTCGATTAAATGCTCTCCAGATCGAACCAAAGCCGTTCACCGTTGACTGAATTCGAAGTACCATTTTCAATGCATTCCTCAAATTCTACCTTTTCTAACGGCATAAAATCACCATTTTCCCAAAATCTTGTTGACAGGATTTGAAGCTTTGCATCGGCAGTGATTTGCCACTCGGCCAAATTAGCGCCAGAAGCATTTGTAATGGTAAGCTGGATAGCCTGTTGCTTGTCGCCGCTAATTGCCATTATCTGCTGCCGTGTGAGACGTTGTCGCCATTGTCTTTTTATAATATCGGACGCTGCCCCATATGCAGACGGCAATTATAAACAATTCCAGCACGTTCGATACGAAGGCCGGTGCCCTGTACAATTCTTTGGCAAAAAGTTTCCAAATCGTTGTCATAATTGCGGCATACCCAGCAAAACCCATAAAGGCTGCCAAAAGTTGAAAATTGCCTTCCTTGCTGACTTTGCCCGACCAGTGACCGGCATTGATTGCCATCCCGGCACGGGTTCCCATAGCAATGCTGACAAAAATAATAAAATTCCCCAAAGCGGTAAACGTGCCATCGCTTTCCTGATCATAAAATTGGTATACGGTTGTTACCGAATACCCAAAATCTATCCAGGTTTTTAGGCCAAAGGTATAAGCGACGCCCTCAAGCGCAAACATCGCTATATAAACTGTTGCTAACCCTACAGCCCAAGCCAATGTAAGCCTCATTGTAGTTACACCCCCAACAACTCATTCATGATCAGCATCTGATGTACGGGCTTTTTCTTCCATTGAAATAACAATCATTACTAAAAGGAATAAAAAAAAGGCTAAAATTCCCATTACAAAAATAGGTCCATCAGCGCGAGATATGCGGTCTGGCATTGCTAAAAGTATTCCAAATATCCAGAATGCCAGCGCGCCTATGCTGGCAATAAGTAAATTGGCTAATTTTTGTCTCTTTTTATTTAAAAAATATTCTTTCATTTTTCTCTCCATGTGTTACTTCGGCTTCACCCATGCCACCCGCGCGGCCCAGTCGAGGGCAATGTTTTCTTTTGGTGGGGCGTTGAATGAAATCAGGTTGAACATATTCGTTTCTGATCCGCGTTGCAGCGTTTTGACCAACATTGGCCCGTCTGTAATCTGAACGACACAGGCTTTGCCCCAACAGCTATCAAGTTCAGAAAAGCCGTCACGGGTGTAAAACAAAACGTCGCCTGACTGATAAAGCGGGTACATACTTTCACCTTCAACAATGACAGCAACAAATTTCCTATTGTCTCCCGGTGGCGATTCGACGGTATCAAAGCCGAAGCCTTTCGGGTGGTCGTCGATGGGGTAGATTTCAGCCCCAGCGCCGACATAGCCGACTATCGGTGTTAGGCGCTCCTGCAAGTCTGTCGTTTTATAGAAAAGATCTGTTGGGTGGCAATTAAGATAGGGAGCAAGGACTTTTGCCCATTTCATACTCAATTCTCTTTTGCCGCTTTCAAGACGCTGAATAGTCGAATGTGTCGTCCCTGCAAGGGCGGCCAATTCTTCTTGGGTATAGCCTGATGCCGTACGCAAATCGTGTAAATAATTTTCCATGATGGAATTTGGCACATCTCTAAGAATAATTCTCCGGCCAATATGGTACATTTTCTCTTGCCTAAAATGTTCCATACTGGTACATTCCTTTTATGAAATTGAAAACATACATGCTTGAAAACTGCATTGGGCCGTCAAAACTGGCGCAAACCCTTGGTGTTAACCACGCTACGGTTATTCGTTATCGGGATGGTGCGCGGATTCCAAGCCCGGCAATTATGCTTAAAATTGTTCAAGCCACGGACGGCGACGTTCAGCCGAATGATTTTTTCAACATCCCGGAGAAGGCGGCATGAAAGGAATTACGATGACTGATAAGAAACTCCCCCTTACCACAGAACAAATCGCGCACTATCGGTCCGTTTGTTTGAAATTGTCCAACGATATTGCAGTTGGCGAGGAAGCGGTAAAGCGCGCAAAATTGTACGAAGAATTTATGTTTGCGGATTATCCGGAAATCGACACGCCCCTGAGACCGGCAAGCTGGACGGTTAACGAGGCCGCTGTTTCTGACCCTCAGCAATAACCCGCGCAAGGTAGTCCAAATTATGATCCATCCGAGATATAGCCGTCGCAATATATTCAAGAGAGTGTGCAATCCTTTTTGCAGAATCGTCTTCATTGACGTTCGGGTTGAACGGAAAAGTGACGTTTTGTCCGGAACTGTATTTAAACATAACAATTTCTTTTCTGTTGAGAAGGCTCAAACCTTGGCGGCCCCCTTTTTTATTGGGGGTCCGTTCTCAACAGTAGCGCGGGATCGTGACGGAGTCACTTGTGGGGGTGTTTCTGTGTCACGCATCCCGCGCACCTTTTATCAGGACGAGTTCGGCGATGGCGGCGGCTGGCCGGTCGCCCCGGTCGAGGGCTTCGGCGCGGAGAATGGCAGCGTCCGGCAGCCCCGCTTGTCTTTGTTCGTTCGTTTTTTTAATCGGCTTTTCCATAATTTCAATCTTTCACAACCCGGAGCGCATTAAAATGATCGACCCGCAAGCAATTACCCATGATATCGTCGCGGAAACTTTCTGTGATGCGTTCAGGCGTCGGGTTGGATCAGGACCAAACAAAGTACGTCTCGATGATTTATCCGATTTCGTTGCCATCGACGTGCGCACTTTGAAGGCATGGCGCGACGGGCAGTCATCGCCACAAATTCACATGCTTTTGAAATTGGCTGCTTATTTTGGCCCGGCCTTTATGTCGGAAATTCTTTGCCCGGCTGGGCAAGGCGGTGTTGATGTTTTAGAGCCCGTCGATCTAGCGCCACAAGAAACAGCAACTGATCTGGCGACAACAACTGCCGAATTATTACAGCGATTGCGTGATGGCAAATTTTGCCACATCGACCGCGCCGTTATGGGCCCGAAACTGATTGACCTTGGCCGTGAACTTGAAGCGCAAGGGCGGGCAATGTTGATCCGCCATGAAAGTGAAAAGGCGGCTTAACAAATTCAAATTACCAACGGAGAAAGTTTGTCTCCTCCCTGTGAAACTGGCCGGGGCTTTGGCTCCGGTCTTTTTTTTAAACCAACAACGAAAGGAAATTAATATGGCCGAACAGCTCAAACCAAATGGAGATGGGGCAGAGCCGCATATCCCGCATCATAATATCGAGGCGATCAATTCGACGATCCGCAACAAGTTCCATGAAATTCTTAAAACCGATCGCGACATAAAAAAACTTGAAGAGCAGCATATTGCCGAACTGAAATCAGACCGAACGCAGTTATGGAAAAACATGGCCGCCGATACAGACGTCTCGCAAACGGACCTTAAGCTGTTTTACAAATTATGGAAGCGACAGGAAGAAGCAAAACTTTTCGATGAAGAAGAAGATGCCAACGCCGTTTCTGATAATTTAAAGGTTATTTTTGAAGCTTTAGCTGATGGCGATCAGCTTGATTTCATTGACGGCATAAGACCCGAAAATGATACCGATGCCAATGGCAATGGCGAACGGATCCACTGATATGGTAAGCACTGTTCTCGCGCTTGATCTGGCAACGGTCACGGGGTTTGCCGTTGGCGACCTTGCCGCGCCGACTGCCAGTACACCGGTTGAAGCCGCAAGCGCGGGAGCATTGCCGCCGATGCCGTTATCAGGATCACAAAGGATCGGCAAACCTGGCATGGGCGATGGTCGTTTTTTTGAATGCTTTGAAATCTGGATGACCGATATGATTGCGGTTCATAATCCGGATGTTGTGATTTTTGAGGCACCCATTGTTCACAGTGGAAAAATTAACGCAAAGACAGCACGCCGATTGATGGGTTTAGCTGTACTGGCCGAACTAATTGCCCATAAAAAAGGCGTTGGCAGAATTCTCGAAGGCAATATTTCACAAATTAAAAAACATGCTACCGGCAACGGTCGGGCGACAAAGCCGCAGATGATTGCGGCCGCCCGTCGGCTTGGTTGGCGACCTGTTGATGATAACGAAGCCGATGCATTGTGGCTACTTGATTTCGCGGTCACAATTCTGTCTAGAAAGCGGAGAGCCGCATGAATAGCACCCGCCTGACGACAGAAGAACGGCAAGCATTAAACGCACTGCGAAGGTGGTTTATAAGCATGTCGCTTCGCAACCTTGGGCATTTAAAAACAGCGACGAAAAATTGGATCAGAGCAGATAATAAAGAAGAGGCGCCCGATGTGTAAAACGTGTAATAGCGGCGGATCAATTTACCGCAAACAATCGACAGTAATAAAAAAGGTTGAGCGCTTCGGCTATGAAGGTGGGCGGCTGTCATCTTATACAGAAAATGTGCGCCACGTATTGGGCGGTATCGATGCGTGCCCCGAATGCGCATCTAAATCAGAAGTCAATTATCAGGAAATTAAAAAGGTGGCAGCATGAGCAAAGCCCCATCCATGCCATTGTTTGTAGACGCGTACATGGCTGACACCATGCACCTGTCAGAAGCCGAAGACGGTGTTTATATGCGCCTACTGATGTGTATGTGGCGCATGGGTGGGCAATTACCGGATGATGATGCAAAGCTTGCGCGTTTCGCCCGTGTGTCTAAATCGCAGTGGATTAAAAAATATCGGCCAGAACTTGAAATATTTTTTGACATAAAAGACGGACTTTTTTCGCAAAAAAGATTGAAAAAAGAGTGGGATTACGTTTCACAAAAAGTTGAAAGAAATAGGACAAATGGTGGCAAAGGTGGGCGGCCTAAGTCATTGGAAAATAACAATACTGATAAACCCAACGGTTATTCAAAACAAAACCCACCGGATAACCCAAACCTAACCCAAACGGAAAGCACCCAACCCCAACCCCATAGTAATAGTAAACTATTACCCCCCCAGCCCCCCAGAGGGGATGATGATTGTTTGATTTCAAAATGGTTATGGGAAAACGGTGTTGGATATCTTCGCAGTCATGGCGAAACCGATGCAGGGGCACGGGTGCTGATCACCGCATGGCTGCTTGAGCACGACACGGCGGATGTCAAAAACGCAATCCTCACGGCGCAAGTATCGGCCAGAGGAAAACCCCAAGCCTACATCATAAAAATTCTACAAAACCGAAAAGCGGAAAAATTGGCAGGTGTTATCCCGTTCGACCGACAGAAATCGCCAGAGCAAATCAAGGCCGACGAAAAAGCCGAAATAGACGCAGCATTCGAAAAAATTCAAGCTAAGGCGCGGGAACAAGCAGAAAGGAACAAAACAAATGGGACTGTTTGAAAACGAAGCGGTCATGCGGATCATCGTTGAGCCGATGCAGGTTAGGTGGGCAAAGCCGCGCAACGTCCAGTCAATCGATGCGGTAATGGGCGATTACATTGATGATTTATCAAAGTTTTCAGAAAACGATTTGAAGATTGCTTTTACCGAGGTTCGGCAAAGTCACGAATATGCAAGCTGGCCGTCGTCGGCAACGTTTCTGAAAGCGGTCAAATTGATCGGCGGAAGTGGTCAGGCAAATGACAATTCGCGTTCGGGTATCGCCCAAGATCGTGACCGGGCGATGCGCGCCCAGCAGTACGCCGCATGGTATTTAGACAACACTGATTTAGGCAAGCAATCATGGCATGAAGGCTGGTTTATCAGCTTGCGTCGGTACTTGGTCAAAGAGGCGGCCAAACAACTCAACAGCGGTGCAGAGCAGCCACACGTAACGGTTACGGATCATCAGATTGCCGAGTGGCAGCGGCCATGGGTAATGGATGCAGCATGACCCCTAAACAGGAAAAATTCTGTCAGGTTTACATCGAATGCGGCAACGCGTCCGAGGCCTATCGGCAATCGTATGATGTTGGGGAAAATACAAAAGATAAAACGATTTGGCGGAAAGCAAAAGAATTATTGGACCACGGCAAGGTTTCGGCAAGGATAGCGGTTTTGCAACTCAAACACCAAAACCGTCATGAAATCACCGTGGATAGTCTGACGAAAGAGTATGAAGAAGCCCGAAATTTAGCCAAGAATGAAAAGCAAGCCCCGGCAATGGTTAGCGCCACAACAGGCAAGGCAAAATTGCATGGTTTGCTGGTTGATAAACAACACCATTCCGGAAAAATTGAACACGAACATTCACTGAAAGAAGTTGACGATGTCGAACTTAGAAACCGATGCATCTGGTTCCTCGCAGGGGACGACGCTGTCCGAGCTAAGCAAATCGCTGGGTTCGTCAAAGCCTTGGCTACCTGAACCATCCGGGCCGCAATTGGATGCGTTTGTATCCACGGCTGATGAACTGTTTTATGGCGGATCAGCCGGCGGCGGCAAAACCGATTTGGTTTGTGGCTTGGCATTAACGGCTCATCATAGGTCCGTCATTTTCCGGCGCGAAGGCAAACAAACCGGTGCCATCGTTGACCGTATGGCTGGAATTCTGGGTGGTCGGTCAGGGTACAATGGACAAGATCGCGTATGGCGACTAGATGGCGGCCAGCGCATTGAATTCGGCGGCTGTCAACATATGGGCGATGAAGAAACATGGCAAGGCCGACCACATGATTTAAAAGCTTTTGACGAAATCACACAGTTTCTGGAATACCAATACCGCTATTTGATTACGTGGAACCGGTCCACTAATCCCGATCAACGTTGCCGGGTTGTCAGTACAGGTAACCCGCCAACGACACCCGAAGGCGAATGGGTGGTTAAATACTGGGGCCCGTGGCTGGACCCGATGCATGACAATCCTGCCGAACCCGGTGAACTAAGATGGTTTTTGGTGATTGACGGTGATGATGTTGAGGTTGATAGTCCGAAACCTATTTACCACAACGGCGAATTGTTGATCCCACGATCACGCACGTTTATTCCGTCTAGCGTCGATGACAATCCATACCTGTCACGCACCGGATACAAAGCGACGTTACAAGGTTTACCGGAACCTTTGCGGTCCAAAATGCTGCACGGTGATTTTCAAGCGGGTATTCAAGATGATGAAATGCAGGTCATTCCGACGGCGTGGATCGATGCGGCACAGGACCGGTGGACGGAAAGTGGCGGCCTGAAAAATCCCATGTCGGCGGTGGGTGCCGATATTGCGCGCGGCGGTAAAGACAGCACCGTAATTTCAGCGCGTCATGACAATTGGTTTGGTGAATTAATCGTTTGTCCGGGTGCGGAAACACCCAATGGGGACGCTGCGGCTTCACAAATTATCAAAGCCCGACAACATTTTGCGCCCATCCATATTGATTTAACCGGTGTCGGGACTAGCCCGTTCGATACGTTAAAAACCCGGAAAATTCAAACCATCGCGTTTATCGCTGCGGCGAAATCCGTAGCCCGTGATCAATCGAAACAATTAGGCTTCGCCAATAAACGGGCTGAAAGCTGGTGGCTGATGCGGGAATGTCTGGACCCGGAAAGTGGACAAGATATCCAATTGCCCAAAGATCGGATGTTGCGGGCTGATTTGGCATCGGCTCGGTACTCATTAACCACTCAAGGCATTCTGGTTGAGAAAAAAGACGACATTATCAAACGTTTGGGACGTAGCCCGGATCGGGGCGAAGCCGTAATTTTGGCACGCTATGCGTTTCGCAAAACCGACGGTGTAGGAACACATCAAAACTTTACCGCTGATACAGATTTCGAGGTGCTGTGATGACAGATAAATGGCTAGTCATATTCTGTGACCCTGACCCGTTAACGGGCGTGGCCACGCGTTTCGACCGGTTCGTTTATTGGCTGCTGATACGGTTTTTAAAACCGGGGTTCCGGCATTGTTACGCCATGCGCCGGGCTAATAATTTTGAAGGCTGGCTGATTTTAAACGTCACCAGCGATCGGGCGCATGTGCTGGAAGTTGCAGACACGCAAATCATTCATATGGGCGGCAGGACGTTTGATAATTATACGGATTTCGTAGACTGGTCTGAACGCAACGGAGTGGCGACCATTGTAACGCTACCAGAACAGCCGGGCGGTCATTGCAAAGTCAGATCGCATTTTAACTGTGTAACGTCGGTTAAACATTTGCTGGGCATTGCCGCGCCCAGTGTGTTGACGCCGCATGGATTGTTTAAACATTTGGGTAAAGAAATCGCCAATGAGTAATAATTTAAAATGTCCGCCGTGTTTGACAAGAGCGGAAAGAGACCGCCGGTACCGGGAAAGGCAAAAAGCAGGAATTCAGGTTTACCGTGTCGAAGTTGATCAGGATATGTTTGAAAAATTGTTGTTCGGTCGGCATCTTGATCGACGTGATATGGATAATCATGACAAAGTTTCAAATGCTATTGTTGATTTAATTAAGACCGCGTAACAAACGTCGCATCGCGGTAAATACCAGAATACTGAATTACTATGCCTTCGTAAATTCAAACCAGCGGAGGTATTTTTATGGGCGGAATTTTAGGCGGATCAAAACCACCGGCACCAGATACCAGCGAAATTGATCGTCAACGCAAAGAACGCGAAGACGAAAAAGCCAAGGTTGAACGCGACAATACATCGAAGCGGCGTAATGCCAAACGCGGCGGATCAGCCCGGTCACTGTTGCTATTCGATAGCCCCAAAGGGGTTGACGGTAGCGCACCCAAGCAAAAGACGCTGGGCTAATAACAAATGGCTAAAAACATCCATATTAAACGTTTTGAAATTGCCCGCGAAAGACGGCGCAAATGGGACCCGGTTTTAAAGGATGCCTACAAACTGGCCCTGCCGCAATACGAAGACCCGGTTGATATAGGTGCCGATAACAAAGGTGCCAAACGCGGCATGGATATTTTTGACAGCACCGCGCCTGATGCATTGGACGAACGCGCCAACCGGACACGGGGCATGTTATTCCCCAAAGGCCGCAGATGGATGTTCGTGCGCCCCGAAGTAGCCGAAGCCAGCACCGAAGTTGCATCCATTGCCGAACATGTTTTTGATATAGCGCAAGCGGCTTTTGAAGTATCCAATATGCAAACGGAAATCCATCAATCAATCCGGGATGCGTATATTTCAACGGGCGGCGTGGCGCTAGATGTGGGCGACGTTAATAACCCGTTTCAATTCGAAGCATTACCAATCGCGCAAGTCATACCCGAAGAGGCATCAGACGGCACCATCCGAACAAATTACCGGGAATACGAATTACCCGCATACGACATTCCGCACCGGTTACCGGATGTAAAAGGTTTTCCAAATGATATTCAGCAAAAAATAAATGAAGAGAAAAACGATAAGATCAGTTTTATCGAATGTCAGGTCTATGAGCCGAAAGGTGGAGCAGTAAAATATAAACTGTTCCTGAAAAAAGGTGAAAAGCTGATTGACGAAAAACAATTTGATGTTGGGCGTTTGATTGTTTTCAGGTCCGATAAAGTGCCCGGTGAAACTATGGGCCGTGGGCCTGTATTGCGGGCATTACCGGATATTAAAACAGCCAATAAAATTGTTGAATTAATTTTTAAAAACGCATCCATCGCGGTTACCGGTATTTGGCAAGCCGACGATGACGGTGTTTTGAACCCGGCCAATATTAAATTGAAACCCGGTACTATTATTCCCAAAGCTGTCGGTTCACAGGGTTTGACCCCGCTTAAATCGCCGGGTTCATTTGATGTCTCGCAAATTGTGTTGAAAGATTTACAGGAAAAAATCCGCCGCATGGTATTTGGCCCAGCGCTGCCCGGCGTTGATCAAGGCGTACGCACGGCTTATGAAAATTCTGTCCGTAAAGCCGATCAAATGGCAATTGAAATCCCGTCGTTAGACCGGCTAGAGGGTGAATTGTTCAGGCCATTAGTCCGTCGTGCTTTGTTTGTTTTATCAGACCCGACTTTGGCTGCATCAACTTATTATGTGGAACCACCCGAAGGCATTGGGCGCATCGATTTCATCGACATGCTGATGGAAGCATTGGAAACACCCAGTGAACGGGCTAAACGCCAGGTCGAAGCCCAAGAGCAAACACTCGCACTACAAACGGCGTTAAGCATTGATCCCGAAGCCGCTGGCGTTATTAAACGGGCTGAATTCTGGTCAAAATGGTTCAAAAATGCGGGCGTTGATAGCACCTTGATAAAATCTGAAGAAGAATTAGCTGTCGAACAACAGCAGGCCCAAGAGCAACAGCAATTGGCTGCATTGGCGCAAGCCGCAGTCCAAGGAAGTGACGGTACCGGACAACAACCGCAACCGGATCAGGGGACGGCCAATGTCCAGTAAATCACCATTACAGAAACAAGACATTGCCGACGGCAAGTTGGCGTTAACCCGGCTGATGGATGGTCCGGACGGGAACAGCGTCCGCGCCTATTTAAAGTCATTTACCGATCAGGTATTGGGACCAAATGCAACAGAAGCCGAATTGCGTGACGCCAACGCCAAACGCGGGTTGGTACAGATTATTTCAAACTTAAAAGAAGGATAAAAACATGCCAGATGGAGTTGTAGAAACTGCTGTCGCCGAAGAAGGAAGCGCATCGGCACTGGTCAATTTGGATGGTGCTGGTGGCGAAGGTAAATCCGCCACGGATGAAAACAAGGACATTGTCGCAGATGTAGAAGGACAGGGCAAAGTCCCGACGGTTAGCGAGATCGATCTGGACGGCAGCAAGGTCGAAGTCCCGGATGCGGTCGCCAAACACATCGAAGATTTGAAAGCCAACGCTAAAACGGATGCCCCGGAAAGTTACGATCTGATCTTGCCGGATGAATTCAAAGGCCAGATCGAAGCCGATGCCAATGATCCCCGATGGATCGCTTTGCAGGAAGTCGCCAAGGCTAAAAATTTAAGTCAAGAACAGGTCAACGGCATCCTTGCCATGCATTACGGTCAGGAAGCGGCAGGCGTCACAAGTGATGCGGAATTTGGCGCAAACCAAAAGGCAAAATTAATCGAAGCCTTTAACGACGGCGGCAATTTGACCGATGATCAGGCCACCCAATCGGCACAAGGCGTAGCGGATTGGGCAGTCGGATTGTTAAAGCCCGATATCGCCAAAAACCCCGGACTTGTAACCGAACTTAAATCCCTCGCTATGACGGCGACGGGTGTGCAGCTTTTGGCCGCACTCAAAGCCCGGACTGGTGAGACCAGCATCCCGGGTAGCCGTGACGTGGGGGTCGGGTCAGCGGGTAAATCGCTGGCAGAACGACTTTACCCGACCATGACAAACGACCCTCACCGTTAAATTTTAACCCGACAAACCGTCAAACTTACAGGAGACTTAACTTATGGCGACTATATCCAGCAACAACCCGACCTTAGCCGACGTGGCAAAAACACGGGATCCCGATGGCACGATTGCCGACATCGTGGAAATCATGAATCAGGAAAATGAAATCCTTGACGACATGACATTCATGCAAGGCAACTTGCCAACCGGTCACCGTTCAACGATCCGGTCAGGTATTCCGGTACCGACGTGGCGTAAATTGTATGGTGGTGTTCAGCCGACCAAAGGCACCAACGTTCAAGTTACCGACAACTGCGGCATGTTAGAAGACTATGCCGAAGTCGACAAAGCCTTGGCTGATTTAAACGGCAATACGGCGGCTTTCCGCTTATCCGAAGACCGTGCCCACATCGAAGGCATGTCACAGGAATTTGCCGACACCGTTTTCCACGGTAACGAAGGCACTGAACCCGAAGCGTTTACAGGTTTGGCTCCGCGCTACAACGATTTGTCTGCTGAAAATGCGCTTAACATTGTTGACGGTGGGGGGGTAGGCTCCGACAACGCATCGATCTGGTTGGCCGTTTGGGGGCCATCCACCGTGTTTGGTATTTATCCAAAAGGATCAAACGCAGGTCTTCAACATACCGACAAAGGCCAAGTTACCATCGAAGATGCCGACGGCAGTGGTGGCCGCATGGAAGCTTACCGCACCCATTACCGGTGGGACGGTGGGTTAAGTTTGAAGGATTGGCGTTATGTTGTGCGTATCGCCAACATCGATGTGTCCGATTTGAATACCCTCGCCAATACCAAAAATCTGGTAAATTGGATGATTGAAGCATCTGAACGTATTCCATCGCTCGGCAAAGGCCGTCCTGTCTGGTACGTCAACCGCACCATTCGTGAAAAATTGCGGTTGGGTATCAATGAAAAAATTGCATCCAATATGTCATGGGAAACTGTGGCCGGTAAACGTGTCATGACGTTCGACGATATTCCCGTCAAACGGAGCGATGCATTGAAAAACACTGAAGCCCAAGTGACCTAAAAAATCACCTGATCTGGTTTTAAAAAACAAGGAGTAAAAGTTATGCGTAAATTATTTTTCTTAGGGGCCTTTGCCCTTGCAATTGGAATTCTTAATTTTGTTGGAGTTCCTGACCCTGCTAATGCGCAGGATATTATGCTCGCATCAACGGGTATCGGTCTTGCCGGTGCTGGTTTAGGCGGCATGATCATAGACAGCCGTCTTGAATTTTCAGACGCCCAAGCGCTGACGGCGACGGCGGTATCAACAAATATTATTGATCTTTCGTCTGACCGGGATGTCGGCGTCGGTGAACCATTATGGCTGGTTATCAGTTGTGATGTTGCGTTAGCCGGTACCAGTCCAACATTAGATATTGATTTGCAAACGGATAGCGCGGCGGGGATGTCTTCGCCGACGGTAATCATGTCAAGTGTTCAGAAAACGGCAATGGCCGCCGGTGATAAAATTGTTTTGGCCGTGCCCAATACCAACGAACAATTTTTGCGCGTTAATTACACCATTGGCGGCACCACACCGACGGTGACGTTGTCGGCGTGGTTGACATCCCAAGAACCTACAAGCTGGACTGCCCAGCCTGATGCCATTTAAGGAGGGCTGACAAATGCCTATCAAAGTCAAAGCAACAAAGGCTGGTCTGTACGGCGGCAATCGCATCCGTGAAGGTCAGGAGTTTTTCATTTCCTCGGAAAAGCAACTGGGATCGTGGATGAAACGTTTGGATAAAGAGCCGGACGGCATGGCGCTGGGTGAGGCAATATCCCTGCTTGATCCTGAGGACGATGCTCATTGGACAAAAAGTGGACTGCCAAACATCAATGTTCTGATTGAGGCGGTAGGTAGCAAAGTTACTCGCGAAGACGTTGAGGAAGCAGCTCCCGGATTAGTGCGTTCTCATTAAACCAACAGGCGGGGCTTTTAACCGGGCCTCGCCACCATTTTTCAAAAAGGTTTCGTCATGCTGTCAGATATCGATCTATCATCACGGGCACTGATTAAATTGGGGGCCAACCCGATTTCCAGCTTTGATGAAGACAGCGTCGAAGCCGAAGTTTCCAGCACATTGTATTCATCGACCCGGGACGCGTTGTTATCGGCTTACCCGTGGACATTTGCCTATGCGCAAGTAGCGCTGGCTAAATTAACCGTGACCCCGATTGCTGATTATTCATATGCTTATCAATTACCCGCAGATTTCCTACGCGCCGTTTCAATCGGCAGCGGCGAAGAAGGCCGGGGCATTGAATACCGCATTGCCGAACGCCGATTGCACAGCAACCAAGACGGCATCAACCTGACATATATTTTCCGGCCCGATGAAAGCGCGTGGCCACCATTTTTTGATCAAGTCATGATCACACGTTTGTCTGCTGAATTCTGTATTCCCATCACCGAAAGCACATCCAGAAATGATGTTTTGGCGCGTTTAGCCGATATTGAATTCGCCCGTGCTAAATCCATCGACAGTCAGCAAACCAGTCCGAGCCGGGTTGAAGGTTTTTCATTAATCGATGTGAGGGCATAAATTATGCCACAGCGCGTTCCCGTCCAGCAATTCAGTTTCACGGCAGGGCAGCTTGACGACAGTTTGGCAGCGCGGGCTGATATCGACCGTTATTTTAAAGGCGGCCTTGAAATCACAAATTTTTTATTGCTGTCACATGGCGGATTAGAACGCCGTGGCGGATTAGAATACGTCGCCGAAATTCCAACGGCGGCCACCGGTGTACGGTTAGCATCGTTCGAGTTTTCAACGGAACAGGCTTATTTGCATGTGTTCACCGATTTAAACATCGCTGTTTATATGAACGGCGTCAAACAGGCGGATATCACGACACCGTGGGCAGCGGCGGATTTAGACGCATTGGACTGGACGCAATCACTGGATACCATGTTGATTGCCCATGTTGATAATCAACAACAGAAACTGGTGCGGACCGGGTCACATACGTCGTGGGCGTTGACGGCCATTGCCCTGACCAATTTGCCGACATACAGATTTTCTGATCCGACAACGAATACTGGCACGCCGTCGGCGGTAACGGGTGCCGGGATCACGTTTACAGCGGGCGGCAATGAATTCGCGTCCGGTGATGTCGGTAAATACATCCTTGGCAATCAAGGTAAAGCAATAATCACGGCTTATACCTCGGCCACAGTCGTTACAGTTACCGTTGAGCAAGATTTCAAAGACACCACAGCGATCGATGGCGGTGACTGGACGTTAGAAGAAGCCGCATGGTCAACGGCCCGTGGCTGGCCGGGGTCAGTCGCATTATACCAAGGCCGGTCCTATTACGCAGGGGCTAAAGAATTATTACAAACATCGTGGGGGTCGCAGTCTGCTGGTGACTTGTTCAGTTTCAAAGACACATGGGAAGCTTTGGACGACGAAGCCGTATCGGCCACATTAGAAGGCGAAAGCGTCAACGCGGTTAAGCGTGTGGTCGGATTGGATAGTTTATTCATGTTCACAACCGGCGGCGTGTTTGCCGTTACCGACAGCCCGGTTACGCCCGCAAAATACGTCCCTATCAAACAAACCGCCATTCCGTCCGCCGATATTCGCCCCGTCGAAATCGAAGACGCATTGGTATACATAGCCGCCGATGAAAGCGGCAAGGCCACCACATTGCATGAACTATCGGAAAACCCCGACAGTACAAAAACTCGGTACGTGGCACAAGATTTAAGCCTGATGAGTTCGAGCATATTGAATGCCCCCGTTGATATGGCAGCCCGCAAAGGCCGCCCGGATGCCACATCCGCATCCCACGTGTTTGTCGTCAACGGCGATGGCTCGGTTGGTGTCATGCATTCCAGACGCCGCGAACAAGTCCTCGGCTGGACCAAATGGCAAAGCCAAGGCAATGCGGGAACTGATAAAATTCTACGTGTCGCTGTCGTCGCTGGAACCGTTTATTTTCTGGTCGAGCGCACCATCAATTCGGTGGTCCGTTACTTTATTGAAAAACTAAATACAGCGGCATTTTTTGACAGTTCAGTTATTCAGACAACCGGTACCGCCAAATCTGTTTGGACCGGGTTTAATCATTTGATTGGGGAAACGGTCAAAGTTTGGGCCGACGGTGCATTGCGTGATGATGCCGTGGTCGATGGGTCGGGTCAGGTGACGGTGACCGATGGCGGTGCAGCGTTGAATGTGTCGGCTATGGAAGCCGGGCTGCCGTTCAGTTGGGCTGCCGAAACCATGCCTTTAGAAGCCCAGATCAGCAAAGGCACCTTGGTCGGCGAAACCCATAAACTGGCGAAAGCAACGGTGCGCGTCAAAAACGGATACGATTTAACAGTCAATGGTCGCAATCAATCATTTAGGTCGATGCGCGGCATGGTCACAGATGCATCATTATCGGCATTTTCGGGGCTTAAATCCGTGCGGTTTTTAGGTTGGAACAGAAAATCAGACCGCGCCATAACCGTTCGCATGACGGGCGAATTGCCGATCACAATTGAGTCCGCCACAGCGACAGTGGCACAGTAAAGGGATTAAAATCATGGGCGGAAAAGCAAAAATTATTTTACCATTAATCGCGTTGGGTATTGGTGCGTTTGCTACAGGTGGTTTTGGTCTGGCTGGGGCAGGTGCAGCGAGTGGGGCCGCAGGAACGGCGGGTGCGACAGCGGCAACAGCAACAGCAACAGGCGTGGGTGCCGGTGCGAGCACAGGACTGTCCCTTGCCGGTGGTATCGATGCGGCGGTTGCGGCTGCGGTTCCTTTAGGTGGGGTCGCAGAAACCGGGTTCTTTTCGACGCTGGCAAGCGAATTTAGTGCCATGTCTGGTCTGGAACAAGCGGGACTTGGTTTGCAGGGCCTAAGCGCCGTTGGTACCGGGGCGGGCGCGTTGATCAATTCCAACGCACAAAAAACGGCATTGGCCGCACAGGAAAGTGAAAAAAAACTATCACAAGCGGCTAGTCGTTTGGACATTGCTAATGCCGAACTCGACAGTCAAAAACGATTGCGCAAAACAATTTCAACGCAGACCAATTTCTTTGCCGCAACGGGTGTTAATGCGTCAACCGGATCGGCGAGCAGGGTGGCAGACGCCGCAACGGGCGAAGCCGGGCAAGAAATGGATTTATTAAAAACCCGCCGTGATTTACTGAACAAAGGGGCCACGAATGTCGGTGCATCATTCGCCATCCGTCGGCGCCAGGCTAGCTTGGCAAGCACCGGGGCTGGCATTGGATCATTGCTTGATTTTGGTGGCGATGCATTTGTCGCATTGAACAAACGCCGGAGACTTGCATAAATGGCATCTCATAAATCAAACCTGACATTTACACGCCGTTTCACGCAAGTGGCCGGGGCGTTAAGCAACGGCACGTCATTGGCAAAGATCGGGGCGTCAAGCGGTGCGGTTCCAGCATTGTTCGAAGGCCTGAACCGGGTCGGCAAATCGATTGTCGAAAGTGAGTTTCAGGAACGGAAAAAAGCTGTCCTTGAAGAAGCGGCACAAAACGGGGCGACCGAAGCCGAAAAAGCCATGCTTGAAAACCGTGAGGTGCAGTTACGTGATAACGAGACATTAGCGGCAGAGGCTTTTAACAAATCCGTACAGACGGCATATTTAACCCGGCTTGATCTAAATGTGGACGCGGCTGGTCAGGATATTGCCAATCGCAACGCCGATGATCCGGAAGCGTTCGGCGCGGAATTCGATAAAAGTACACAAGCTTTAGTGCAGACGTTACCCGAAGAATGGCAAAATGCAGCGAAGCTGGAAATGCTCAAACGGCGCAATAAATGGATGTCGTCTATTTCCCGGAAGGCCTTAGAGAAAGAAGCCAGCCAGTCTAATGCGGACATAGGCACGGCCATGAATAGCTATAGTGTAACGTCTGCCCAACTCTGGCGTAACGGTGATATTCAAGGGGCGATGGAACAGGACAAAAAATTCAAAGGTGCTCTTGATGCCCTGTCCAATTTATCTGCCCCGCAAAAAGCACAAGGATGGATCAAGTATCAAACAACGAGGCGAAGACAGGCCACTCTTGGCGATTTCGACCGCGCTATGGTGCAGGGCCTTGATTATGCCGAGCAATATATCAAAGATTTCAAGGCTGATCAGAACGGTATCGCGGACCCGGACGAGCGCGGCCGTCTGGCGAATGAAATGAAGAGCGGCTTGGCTAACCTGAAAACAGACCGCAGGGTGGCTGTAACTGAATTACGCAACGAGGCATCCGTAGCTGTCGATGCGGTTACCAGCGGGCGGGATTTCGCCGGGATAGATAATCTTAAACAGCAAGCGCAAGCCCTTGGGGATGATGAGACCTTAACCGCACTGGACAGCGCGCAAAGCCTTTCTGACGGGGCGCAGGAATTCGCAAAATTCACGCCGCAAGAAATGCTGGATACCATTAATGAGCGTCGCAAATCCGTTAAGACAGACTTTGATAACAAACGGCTTGATGTATTCGAAAACATTTTCAAGAAAGCAATTAAGGGCTTGGATAATCAGCCGTTAAACTGGGTTGAACAAAACGGGGTCAGGGCATTGGTGCCCGTTGATTTTACCAATCCTGAAACCATGGCGCGGCGTGTTCAGGATGGAAACTGGATCCGTGAACGGTATGGTTTGAGCGAAACGCCTTTGCTGAAAACAAATGAAGCGGATCAATTAAAAGCTATTCTGGCAAAAGCACCGGCTGGTGAAAAAACGATTATTTTGGCGGCACTAACCGCAGGGTTTAGTGAGCAAAATATTACCGATGTTTTGCAATCTGTATCCGCAAGCGATCCCGAGTTTGCCCATGCCGGAGTGATCGGGCTTGAAGACGGTGAAGCAGCCAAGACGATCATTGCCGGTCAGGAAATACGCAAACTTGAGCCGCAATATGCGCCCACTAATAATGTCACATATCGCACCCAATACCAGTTCGCTTTGCCGCCAAAAATCTTTAAGGGCTTTTCTCCTGATTTCACCAAAGGTATCGAGGAAACGGTGTTATCGGTTTATGCAAAATTATCCCGCGATGCAAATGACACGACCAAAACCCCTGATGCTATACGGCTTAAAGAAGCTGTGCGTATCGCCACTGGGGGAATTGTTAAATATGACCGGGATGGCATTTTTTCGACCGATTATCAAACCATAGCCCCGGTGCGCGGCATGACCAGCGAACAGTTCACAGGCTTTCTTGACAGCTTATCGGATAAAGAAATCGGTGAGCCTTATTTGCCCGCGGCTGGAAAGCGGTCCGGAGGGCGGGTAACGGTGTCTGACATTCTCGAATACGGCACATTGATTACAGTGGGCCAAGGTCGATACGGCGTTGATATTGGTGGGCAAATAGCTGTTAACAGGGATGGCAGCCCTTATTTTCTTGATCTTAAATCAATCCTTGAACATCAAGCAAGGTCGGCGCGGGTATCCCCGCCCATTGCGGAGTAGCAATCATGCTTACATCAGATGCCGATACCGCCGACTTCACCAAAAAAGCCAACATCCAAGGGTTTACGCCAACCAAAGAGCGCGGCGTTAAAGATGCGTTTGATAGGATGCGGGAGGCGTTTTCATCAAAGCGGCTTGAGGATTTATCCGTTAGTCGCAGCAATGCATTAAGGGATCAATATTCAGGTTATATCGAACAGATCAAATCCGCGACCGGGGAACAGCTTGCCAACCCCGAAGGCATAGGGCGGGATAGTTTTGTTCCAAATCCTATCGATTTGATGGGCAATGCATTTTCAAATATTTTGTTTAATAAAGATTGGGTGTTATCGCAACGAAGCAAATACGACGCGCGTATCGCCGCCTTTGAAGAACAGGTAACGGGCCTTAAAGAAAAATTCCCTGATTTGGAAGTCCGCAGCCGTGATGATTTCATGAAGTCCATCAGCGGCGAGGGCGCGGAACGACGTAATCGGTTAGGGCAAGGCGTCGACGTAGGCCAAGCTGGATTGGGCGGTTTCATAGGTGAAGTTGGGGCATTGGCAACAGACCCCGTTAATGTCGCTTCGATGATGTTCGGTGGTGCAGGTGCTGCCCGTTCCGGGGCAACAAGCCTTGTATCGAAGTTGGCACAAATCGGACGTACAGCGCGCACGGAAGCCTTTATTGGCATAGCGTCAGAGGCTGCGATCCAGCCACAGGTTTTTAATTTCAAAAAAGAAATAGGGAGCCCTTACAGCGTTGGTGATGCGGCAGAAAATATCCTTATGGCCGGAGTAGGCGGGGCAGCCCTTGGCGGGACAGCAGAGGTTGCCGGGTTTGGTTTTAGATCGTTGCTTGGCCGCTGGAGGAAAGCAAAGAAGTCTGGACAAGTTACCGATACGCCGGAAAGTAAGGCCGCCGAAGATGCGCTTCAGGATGCTGTTGATCAGGCGGAACAAAGCCCCTTTCCTGATGGTGTTGAATTCGAAGTGGCTCATGCACGGGCCATGGATGAAGCCACGGCCACCGCTGTTTATGGTACGGTCAACGAAGGACGCGTTATCGATGCGTTGAAGACCAGTCAGCGGGGAAAAATTAAAGCGCTTGTGGATGAGACATTAGCAAATCCTGCCGCCCGAAGCACGCGTCGGTTCCCGGATGGCGTAACTTATGCTCGGATTATGTCCGCGCGTGGTGAAGACCTTGCTGGCGTCGTCAAGCAAGACATAGGTGAAACTATAGATTTCTCTAACTCAATTCATCACCTGAATGAAGAAGGTGTGCGTCATGCCACCAATAACCATGCAGGAGATAAAATTCCGCTGCGGCCCGAAGATTTGGATATGGTTCCAGAAGTCACGCAAACAGGGGAAATCGTGAGTGCCAGAAAGACGGATAGAAAACTACCGGGCATCCAGTACCGCAAACAAATCAATGGCAACTGGCTGCATGTCGTAGAGGAAGTACGGCGCGGAAAGGGTGGACAAACTCTTGTCATGAAAACAGCCTACTGGAAAGAAGGCAAAACAAAACCGGGACCAAAAGGCCCCGGCTCCTCGGCTCCCGTGCGGTCTACAACGCCCCGCGGAGCAAGTAGATCGAATCCGGTATTTGGCACCGATATCCCGGCTGACCCCTCGCCGCCCGTCGGCGGAATAAAGCGGAGAGATTTAGGGCGCGGGAACACCACTGGAGACAGTATAGCACCAGCCAAAGGGTCCGTCAAAGCCGCCGAGGGAGTTGCGGGGACAGCCACAGAACAAGCTTTTACCCCGGACAGGGTTGATACCCCAAATCCTCGGGCGGCTCGGTTAAATACTGACGCCATAAAACGTGCTGCCGAAAGCGGGACGGAAAACCGCCAGTCCCGTGAAGCCATTATTGATCGGGATGCGCGGCGGCTGTTGGATGAAGACGACATTGCCGTTCCGGTACCGGGGCAATTCGACGAAGAAACGGGGCAAGCTGTTGTCCGGTCAGCAAGAGAACTTTTAGAGCAAGTGGATGATGATGTTGAACTGGCAGACCTGATAAGGGTTTGCGGAACAGGGAGTGCGTGAATATGGCTGATTTTTCTGAATGTCTTGGCGTTTCGGTCACAGAAGGTCGCTTGTCGAGAGATCAAGCGGATGATGCAATCCGCACGGTGACCCGCATGGAACGTAAATTTTCGGAAACCATGGGGGAGGATATGGCAAGACGTGCAGCAGTTGATGATTTCACCCGCAATATGCAAGCCGAAGCCGCCCGGCGCAAACATTTAGCCAACCTTCAAATCATTGCGACAGAGCGGGTTATCGGTGAAGCGTTTGGTCATGAAAAAGGATTTACCGCAGGTGCCATGTCGCATTTGGTAAAAGATATTTGGGGTGTTGCCAGGTATTCAAATGTTGAGGCTCGCAAGGAATCAATTTTGGGTCAACTGCACCGGATGTTTTCTGATGGCATTGATAGTTTTCGCGCCAAGTTTGCCGGGACGGTTCAGGACAAAGCGGGTCAACGTGATTTTATCCGCGAGCTTTATAATGAAAGCACGGGGAACGGCAACGCAAAAGCAGCGGCTAAATCGTGGGCTGAAACGTCGGAGTTTGCCCGCAAACGGTTTAATGATGCGGGTGGCGATATTGGCAAGCTGGATGATTGGCGCGTACCACAAACCCATGATCGCTTGCGTGTTAAAAGAGCTGGTTACGATGAATGGCGTAAAACGTTCACAGATGCCGACAGAGCCCGGATGCGCGATGCTTATGATTTGGACGACGCAGAACTAGACGACGCGTTGCAGGAAGTATTTTTGTCTATTTCCACAGGCGGGTTAAATAAAGCCAAACCCGGTGGTGCAGGACAGGGCCGCAAGCTTGCTAACCGTCGTGGCGATGAGCGGTTTTTGATATTTGCCGATGCGGATTCGTGGTTGCGCTATAACGACACATTTGGTGCCGGGGATATTTACTCCCTGATTACCAGCTATATGGATGGCATGGCGCGCGATATTTCTGCACTTGAAATCCTTGGGCCTAATCCGGCGGCCATGGTTCGCCATCTGGCTGATCTGGCCCGTATAGAGGAAGCAAAGGCCCCTGATATGAGTCTTGCAGCACAGGCCCGCCCGGACCGCGTGACCGTCCGTTTGATGGAAAGCCCGAAGATGATCGAAGACACGTTTGAAGCCGTGTCCGGTCGGCTAAATATACCCGCAAATGAACTGACTGCACGATTTTGGGGTGGGCTTAGAAATTTGTTATCCGTTGCCCAGCTAGGTAGCGCGCCCGTATCAGCGACGTCGGATATTGTTTTCCTGTCGAAAACGGCCACATGGAACGGGCTTCCGGCAGCAAAGGTTATGAAACGCTACACATCATTGCTCAACCCCACAAATGCCGAAGGTCGGCGGTTTGCCGCCCGTTCCGGTCTTGTGGCTCAGGCATGGGTAGGGAAAGCGATTTCCGCCAAAAGGTTTCAGGATGAAATCGTTGGTGATGGCTGGACCTCACGCACCGCAGATTTTTTTCACAGGATCAGCGGACTTACACCGATGACCCAAGCCGGGCGCTGGGCGATTGGTCTTGAATTTATGGGAACACTGGCAGAACAGTCCGGAAAATCAATGCGTCAACTGGACCCGGCTTTGAAACGTGCTTTTAAAAATTACGGGGTTACTTCCAAAATGTGGGACGCTGCGCGTAAAACAGAATTTATGGACTTTGATGGCGCGCAGTTTATGAACCCGGCAGATATGGCCAGCAACAAAGATGCTACGCTATCCGAAGCGGGTCAACGTCTCCATGAAATGATCCTGACCGAGACAGATTTTGCCGTACCGGAGCCAGACGCCCGTGTTCGCGCCATGGCAACACAAGGGACGCAGCGCGGCACCTTTGTCGGTGAAATCTGGCGATCAGTTTTAATGTATAAATCATTCCCGATTACCATTATGAACACACATTTGATGCAAGGCGTCGCCCAAAAGGATACAGCCAAGGGGCTTTATTTGATGGGGTTAATGACCGGACTGACTGTCATGGGCGGTGTTGTGACCCAGACCAAGCAAGTGTTATCCGGCAAAGACCCGCGCGACATGACAAAGCCAGAATTCTGGGGGCAAGCCTTCATGCAGGGTGGCGGCATTGGGATTTATGGTGATTTCCTGTCCGCTGCCGTTGGGCGTAATGAACAGGACCTTGTGAAAACAGTAATAGGTCCTATGGCGGGCTTTGCGACTGATGTTGTCAGATTAACCAGCCAAAACGCCCGTGAGTTTATTGAAGGAAGTCCGACGCGGTTTTCTTCGGAAGCTATCCGGTTTGCGGGGAGATACAATCCCCTGTCCAGCCTTTGGTATACCAAGACGGCTTTTGACCGGACATTCATGCGTTGGCTGCGGATACAGGCTGACCCGAGTTACGCAAGAGGGTTTCAGGCAAGGGAACGATGGGCGCGTCAAAACTTCGGACAGGGCTTCTACTGGAGGCCGGGCAGCGCAGGACCAGACCGTGCGCCGGATTTAAACGCCGCAATCGGCGACAGGTAAAAAGGAAATAAAATCATGGCATCAAACCACATCACCATCGGAGACATCAGTCCGCGTATTCAATATACCGGCGACGGGGCGGTGACGGCGTTCACGTACCCGTTTCCGATTTTCACAAACGCGGATATTGAAGTTTATGAAGACGCCACACTGAAAACCATAACCACCGATTACACGGTGACGGGGGCCGGGGTTTCAACCGGTGGCACGGTGACGTTTGTGACGGCGCCCGCGGCCGGCGTTGTCGTGACGTTGCTTCGCAATTTAAAAATTCAGCGCACAACGGATTTTCAGGAAAGTGGCGAATTCAGATCGAAAGTCATCAACGATGAGCTGGATAAACAGGTGGCCATGAGCCAGCAAGTCAATGACCGGGTGGATCGATCTTTACGGCTTGCCGACACCGATCCGGACGCCACATTGACGTTGCCATTGAGTGCCGCCCGGGCAAGTAAGGTGTTGGGGTTTGATAGTTCTGGTGATGTTGTTGTTTCAACGATGGATTTATCAGCCATTGAAAACGGCGCGACCAGTGCGGCGGCATCGGCGACGGCGGCATCGGCGGCACAGACGGCGGCTGAAACGGCTCAGGCTGGCGCAGAAACAGCAGAAACGAACGCCACAACGCAAGCAACCAACGCGGAGGCCAGTGCGACGGCGGCGGCGACGGCGGCGGCATCGAACCTTTATTCCAGTATTCAGAACAAATCAGCAGACTTTACAGTTACATCAACGGACGATGGCGCGTTGTTTGTGGTTGATACGACAACATCTGTCGTCGTCACCATGCCGGATATTGTCACCGACGTCGCTGAGGGCTTCCGGGTTGGCTTTATGAAATCAGGATCGGCCAACACACTGACGATTAACCGCGCAGGAACTGATACAATTAATGGCGGCACATCTTATGTTATGAATGCGGACACCGAAGTGGCAACCATGGTGGCCGATGATAACGCACCCGACAACTGGATTACATTCGGTGCCAGCACCACCAGCGCCGGGAATGGTTTAAGTAAAAGTGGTACATCCATATCTTTGAAACCTGTTGTTGTCGCAGCCATTGCAATAGGTGACGAAACCACGGCCATTGTTACCGGAACGTCTATCGTCACATTCCATGCGCCCATTGCGTTTACATTAACAGGTGTTGTTGCCGGATTAACAACGGCGCAAACGTCGGGTACTATTCTTATCTTCGATATCAACGAAGCTGGCACGTCGGTGCTTTCAACAAAACTCACCATCGACAATACCGAAGATAGCAGCACGACAGCCACAACCGCGGCTGTGTTATCTGACACAGTCATTGCGGCGGGTGCAAAACTCACCGTCGATGTTGATCAAATTGGTGATGGAACGGCGGCGGGTGCTAAAATTTACCTGATTGGATATCCGTCATGACTATGATTATTAACCCGTTTCGGTTTGGTGGTTACACAATCAGCCAGTCAATACGTTTCAATGATGATGATACAGCATATATGTCCCGAACACCTGCAAGTGCAGGGAATAGGAAGACTTGGACGTTTAGTTGTTGGATTAAACGTGGAAACTTAGGGATATGGCAAACGCTTTTAAGTGCGCGAACTGATGATAATAATAGATTTCAAATTAGGTTTAATACCTCTGATCAGATAAGCATTACAAGTGTAATAGCTGCCTCCACAACAATTAATATTGTAACTAATGCGGTGTTCCGCGACCCGTCTGCTTGGTATCATATATTAGTAAACGTAGATACTGCACAGGCAACTTCTAGTGATAGGGTGTCATTGTGGGTGAATGGCACAAAAGCAACAAGTTTTTTGACTTCCACGTACCCTACATTAAATGAAGATACCCAGATCAATAACACTATTCAACATGCTATCGGGAGATTAGAATTAGCGATACCTACGCAGTACTATGACGGGTATTTTTCAGAAATAAACTTAGTTGACGGGACAACATACCCATCCTCTTCCTTCGGCGAGGCAGACACAAATGGTAATTGGATACCAAAGAAATTCACAGGGGTCTACGGCACCAACGGTTTCTACATAAACGGCGCAAACGCTGCAAGTCTAGGAACCGATGTATCAGGCAATAGTAATAACTTTACAACATCTGGTTTAACAACCGCTGATCAAATGCTGGATAGTCCGACTGATAAAGCAGTTGATGGGCTGGGCAATAGAGCTACATTAAACATACTTAATAACATATTCGATGCTGGTCCAGTTTTATCCGATGGAAATCTTTTTTATACTAATTCAACGGCTGGTAATGGTGAAATTCCGGGTACAGTCGTTATACCAGCAAGCACTACTGATACATGGGTAATTGAATTTACCAACGTATCCCTCGGAACGGATCGCCCAGCTTTCGGTTTAATAGGACATAATACAATCGGTGATGCGGGTGTTACTGCTGGTGCGGATGAAGTCGCATATAATAATGGCGGCCTTAACGCTAATGGTGTATCACAAGGTACTGTAACAACTGATGCAACTGTTCGAATGGAGTACAATGGCACTGCTAATCAAATTGAAGTATTCACAGCAGGTGTTTCACGTCTAACGTTCTCTTGGACACCAACTAACGATCTCACGTTCTTCGTTGCAAGAGCCGCAGGAACAGCAACAATTCGAATAAACACAGTGATAGCTGATATGTCTGGAACTGTAACGGCAAGTGCGAAAGAGTTCGCAACCCATAATTTGCCAGCCCCAGCAACACCAGTAAGTGTAACGCCAATAACAACTCCATCCTTTACAGGCAATGCAAATGCTGATGGCCCGTTCATTTGGCTCGGCTACACACCGGATGAAGCAAACACTAGCACAATCAACGGCAATACGATTACGTGGGGTACTCACGCAAGGGCAACTGCGGGAGGGATAAAAATAATCACGGCGTTAACAGCTTATAATTCTACCGGAACAAATACGATAAGTGTTGCAGTTGATACTGCTTTTGGTGGTGACACTGTTTCACAAGCAAGAGCAAGATAATGACAACCTACAAAGCAGTATAACAAAAAGAAAGAATAACTAGATGTCAGAAAAATCGTACCAAGACGGTATAATCGAAGGCGAGATCAAAGCCATCGCTTCCATGGCTGCTGATAATAAAGGGCGGCTGGATAACCACAGCGGCAGGTTGCGCATTCTTGAACGCGTTATCTGGGCTATGGTTGGTTTTGGTGTATTGCTGAATTTCTGGCCGAAACTACAAATTATGTTGGGAAATTAAAATGGTAGACTGGACACAATTAAAAGAAGATTTGATTTTGGACGAAGGGTTACGTTTAAAACCCTACTCCGACACGGTGGGTAAAACCACCATCGGCGTTGGCCGGAATTTGGATGACCGTGGATTGTCCAAAGCCGAAGCCGAATATTTACTTGAAAATGATTTGGGGTGGGTCCGCGTTGAACTGGATAGAAAAGCACCGTGGTGGCGGGATTTGCCGGACGGTCCGGGGCGCGCCCTGATTAACATGTGCTTTAATTTAGGTTGGCCTAGGTTATCAGGTTTCAGGAACATGTTAGCCGCTTTGGAAGTCGGCGATTTTGATCAAGCTGCAAACCATGCGTTGGAAAGCCGTTGGGCAACCCAAGTGGGCGGACGCGCTTTACGTATTGCCGATTTAATCAGAGGAGGATGACATGGACGACTTTTTAAAAGTTTTAGGGAAATTATCACCCACCATCGGCACGGCATTGGGTGGCCCGGTGGGCGGTGCGTTGGGTTTGGGCGTTAAAACATTGGTGGCAACGATCACCGGCGAAGACGATGCTGATAAAGCATTAGAATTATTGCAATCCAATCCTGAACTGATGTCGCAATTGGAAATGCGCATCCGCGAAGTTGAACTGGAAACGTTACGCGTTCATGCCAATGACCGCGACAGCGCCCGTAAACGTCAAATGATTGTCAAAGACAAAACACCGGCGGTTTTAGCCGTCATCACATTGATGTCGTTTTTTAGTTACATCGGTGTGGTCACGTTCCTGCCCAGCGGCGTCATCGATGGCCGCATGGATTTTATTAATCTGGCCGTCGGCTGGTTGGGTGGTTCCGCCACATCCGTGGTCGCGTACTATTTTGGATCCAGCGCCGGATCCCGTGGCAAAGATGGGTTGCTGGCAAAGATGAAGGGTTGATTTTTTTTTATTTATTTTCACGCCGCCATTTTTCCGGGTTTATAAATTCCCCGGACCATATCCCCAGCCCTTCGGCTTTGGCCGCATCTTCGGCGGGCACGTATCGTTTAGAATAACGCCGGTACGCCACCGCCATCCCTTCCCTGACCATCACCCGTCCGACGTCTTCGCCACCCGACAGGCACACGGATATGGCCCTTTTATAGCGGTCTCTAGTCACAACTTGGCAAGTGACGTGTTTGCCGTTGATCATCGCCTTTAACCGATCGGCTGCAACCTGACCACAGGGCCAATCGTTGTCGTCCTGATCTTTGCAAGTTTGTTTCCATTCCGGCGCATCAATGCCGGATACGCGGACCTCAATCCCTTGCCGGGAACAGCGCCCGTTCTTCTTCGGCCCGTCCGGACCAATCACCAAACTGTCGCCATCGATCGCACAGGCTTGCCCGGAGACCGTCGCCGGTTTTGTTTGGGCAAGGGCAGGGGATGAAGCCAGTCCTACAAATAAAAGCGAGAAGATAAATTTTTTCATATCAAACCTTAAACTCTATTTTTGACAGCCATTCGTGTTTTTGTTCGAGGCTTGGCCCATGGCCGTATCGTGGGCGGTGAAAGCTGTGCCCCATCAACGCCGCTGCGATTTTATCAGGCGTTTCCACGGCTGTCAGCCGGTCTTCAAAAGAGTGCCGAAGAGAGTATAAAGAATGGCCCGTTTCATTAAATAGTCCAGCGACCCGCATTGCGCGGTTAATCCAAGAAGACGCAGAATCGGCTTTGCCTCGGTATGTTGGAAAGCCATCCGCGCACTGTTTAAAGGCATACAAAGCCGCGCCAACCAAAGGTATCTTGCGGTCACGGTGTTTGACTTTTAAACCTCTGTGGGAATTTGCTTTGATGTGAATATGTGGGATTTTGTTTTTTAGATTTATTTCGTCATATTCTGGATCAAGCCCGGTTAATTCAGACATACCACACCCCGTGTCGCTCGCCGCCAGAATTAGCATTTGCGCCTCAAGGCTCAGTCCGGCATTGGTCAATTTTTCTAAATCTAACAATGTATTTTGCACATATTCAGTCGCAAAAGGCACTCGATTCCCGCCATCGTTTTTTTCTGACAATCGAAGCTTTTCAAATGGATTGACCAGTCCCAAGCGCAAATCATCGTTAACGGTGCGAAATATGCCAGACAGGTGCTGAATGTCTTTATTGGCGGCGTTGGCCGTTAAATTTTGTGCCTGAATACGTTCTAGCCACCACGATCTAAAATCTAATGCGTCTGACCTGTTTATATCCTGTAATAGGAAATCGCCGATAACAGTGATAAAATTACGGACTGCTTTTTTTCGTGGGGTTTGCCAGCGCCGCAATTCCCGATCTGTTTTTGTTCGGGTTTCATGTTCTGTGAGTTCCCAAAACTCTGACAGTGCATGGCTTAATGTTAGTTCTGGTTTGTCGGTTCCGCCTAATATCGCGCTCGTTTTAGCTTCTGATATTTTATTGGGATCATCCTTTGAAACCATATCCATTCTTTTCATAATTTCACTTAGCTTGCCGGTAGCTATGTCTTCGGCATGTCGATAGCTTAGTCCGAGGGTTCTGGCTAAGCTAACGGCTGCTTGGTATTTTTCTTTTGCGTCACTGCCGCCATGGGCCAGAAGATCATGCCAATATTGCTCGGTGGCCTCGTTGACAACGCCGGCACGTTTGATGGCTATTTCTTCGGAATCTGTCCTTAAAGACTGCTTGGCAAAAACTCTGGTATCAACATGTGAGAACTCTTTTGGCACCCGGCGCCAATAATGCCATCGCCCATTTCTAAGGTGAATATATGCACGTTTGTTACCCAAGATGTTACCCAGTTTGTTACCCAA